GATAGGTTTTCGCCGCCACCAGTTCTGTCAAGTTGTACTAATGCTTCTTGTGCTGTATCATAAATTGGTGTAGCTGTGTCTACCCATAATCTTGTATTTGTGTTCCACTGTTTTACTCTCCAACGTGCGCCTGCATTTGGTGTAGTTGTTTTAATCCAAACACTACCTGTAGGTCTGTTGTAAGTGTCAGTTGCTTTAAATTCTGGAACGCTAGTGTGCTTACTAATTTGTAGTGCTGGTGGATAATATGTACCTGCATCAAGTCCTAGTGCATCAATAGTAACTGAACCGCCTGCTTCACTAATAGTAACTACGCCTGCTAAAGTTGAATCTGGTCCACTTACTGTACCATCACTAAAGATAGCTAGTTTACCGTTAACTACTCCTGCTGTATATCCTAATGGACAATCAGCTGTAACTTGTGTAGCAACGTCAGTCATATTTGAAGCTGCTGTAAAGCTAACTGGTGTACCGTTAATAGTAAATGATCCTGCACTTGGTGCGCTGGAGCTTGTACCTGATACTGTTGGCCATGATTTGCGCCATGCGTCACTACCTAGTTGTACCCATTCACCTGCGGTATTTCTATACCACATTGTATTAAGTGTAGTAACAGCAACTACAGCGTAGTCGCCAATTTCACCAATTGATGCTAATGGACGTTTTACAACTCTTCCGTTGTCGTCTGCTGCATCCTCAGTTTGCGTCATGCTTGTAATTACTTTTGGAATTTTGTTAGTAAAAGTTTGTCCGCCATTGATTGCAATTGCGGCGTTGTTCCATTCTTGGATACCAAATAATGAACTTGAAGTATCTAGCCAATATGTGCCATCTACTGGATCTGCTGTTGGAACACTTGCTCTTGGTTCTAACGATCCTAAATCAATCGGTGCTCTTACTACCCACGCTCTGTTGCTTACTCCTAAGAACGAGTATGCAGCTTGTAAACCATATTCGTTAAGTTCACTGCCGTGGATTGGATTGTTGTTTGCGTCAATTTGGAAAATTGGGTCGCCAAATGTTTCTGCTAGGTCACGTTGTGAAGTCATTAAGTAAGGTTTACCAGCGTTCTGTGCTAGTGTTCCTTGTGCTGTGCCCGAGCCCGAAGCATTTGTTTTATCCTGTGCCGTTGCACAAAAAATTACTGGTACTGTACCTGGTTCAGCGGGTGTGTAAAAACTTTCATCTACTACGCTAACCTGTACACCTGGTGATACTAATGCCATTCTATTTCTCCTATCTGGATTGGGTATTCTGTTACATGTATTTACCATTTAGTTTAGAAAAGGTTGCTATAACGCCTATGAAAAAGGGGCCAAAAAGGTGAGCTAAATACAATATGAGACCTTTATGCACTTGTGGACAACGTCCTGCCGCAATAAACTATAAAAAAGAAGGTAGAACTTACTATCGTAAGCTCTGTGAACGTTGTTTACGTAACGGTCAAGGTAACGGCATACCAAAATGGAAACAAGCAGGGTACAAGAAAAAGAGTCAGTGTGAGAAGTGCGGATTTAAATCTAATCATCCTGAACAGTTTAATGTATTCCATATTGATGGAGATTTAAAAAACTGTCGTCCTAGTAACTTAAAAACTATATGTGCTAATTGTCAACGTGTAATTCAAAAGACAGGTGTTAAGTGGAGACAGGGAGACTTAGTCCCTGATTTTTAAAAATAGTGCGTACAAGTGTATCAACGTTTTTTCGTAGTCTATCTTTGTCGCCATTGTTGTCAATTGTGTAATTACACATCCATTGTTCAATACTCATTGAACTAGGGTCTTCGCTTTCTAAGTGATCGCTTCTATCTACCCAAATTGCATAATTGAATATTTCTTCATTTTGCATAGCAAAAAATTCACGCTTGTTACGTAGTCCACAATAAATGTCGTGTTTGTCAAATAAGTTACGACCTAATCGTGCTAGATCATCTTTACAGTAATCATGTATCATGTTATACCATTCTGTACGATGATTGTGTCTATCTATGTAACACTGTTCTTCGTCAGCATACCCATACTTGTCTTTTAGATCATTAAAGATAAAAAGTTCTGAACAAAATTTACTTGATGATTGAAATGTATAACCATATGCTTCTAACATTTCGCATACAGTATCTTTACCATGACGACCATGGCCTACTACTAATAGTTTGGGTAACACGACGGCTTTGACTCCTTATTGAATATACTGTTAGTATATACTATATAGGTATATGTGTCAACCTTAATCGTACCCTAAATTAGCAACTGTTTCCATTTCTTCAGCTAATATTTCAGCTTCACGAGCCTTGTATGCGGCTTCAAAACCTACAGCACCATATTCCATTCTCTCGTTATTACCCCAAAGTCTTTTGAAATATGAATCGTAAGTTTTTTCAACTGCTTCATCGCTCCAGGATCTATCAATAAGTTTACCTTTGATTAACCAGTTGAGTCGGTTGGCTTCTTTACGTACAAATGGACTGCACATGATGGGACCTCCTTGTTATATTGTATTTACAAGGAACTAAAATCGTTAGCGTTAACTTCGGGGGTTTTTAACCTATTGTAAATCCGTAGCCAGTGCCACCTGCTACTGACAATGCAACATCAGCTTCTAACTTTTCAATTTCTTGCATTGCTTCATTTTTAAGTGCATCACCATTAAGTGTTGAACCGCCTTGTGGGCCTGCTATTGTAGCAAACTTACTACGTGCTTCGCCTAACATATACTTACAACTAGCAAGAGTATAATCTTTAATCCATTGACTTGCTAAGTAATCACTTAGTAATTCTTCGTCTGGACGATAGTTGTATGCATATAGCATTAATGTTTCTTCTGTTCTCGGACGTTGTAGTAATGTTAATTGTTTGCTAGTATTGTTCCATTTAAATTCAATAAAAGATCCAAACATTCTTCCTACAAGTTCTTGGTATTGACTAAACATATCATATGTTGCTAGGCCGCCAATGTTTGAGCTTGATAGTAAATAGGTATTTGTGTATGCTAAGTTGAATGGTTCAAAGTTTGTTCCGCCATCACCGCCGCCGCTTCGTGATCCAATTGACCTACGGAATATTTGACGCACTTCCATTACTTCATTTGGTAAAGTGTATGTGTTTTCATCTGCAAGCGTTGGCATAAACAAATAACTTTCTTCAACTGAATTATCGCTACGTTGTCTAAACTTAGACAATGCTTTAGACAATGCTGTCTGATAGTGTACTGGATCGAGTTCGACATCGATCATTCCTCCTCCGAGCATTGCGTTTACGTAATCAAATACAGTTTGTTTTTTAGTTGCTAAGTCTGCCATAATGTTATATTCTCCGTACTTGTATTTATCGATAAATATGTATATGCCGAGATTAAGTTTATACAAACCAAATAAGAGTAAAGACTACGAATTTTTAGACAATATTATTCGAGAGCAATTCACTGTAGGTGGTACTGATATACACATACACAAGTATGTTGGTACTGATGACGGAGAAACAGCCAAGGATCATACTCAAATACAAGATATGATGTTTCTAGAAAATAGAGACAGGAAATATGACCCAGACATTTACACAACTAGAGGAATTTATAGTGTACAAGATATTGACTTTGATCTAAGTCAATTTGGATTGTTTTTAAGTAACGATACAATATTTTTATCTATACATATAAACAGTAGTGTAAAAACACTTGGCAGAAAAATAATGAGTGGCGATGTTATTGAATTTCCGCACTTAAAAGACGAGTACGCTGAAAATGATTTTAATGTAGCACTTAAAAGATACTATGTTGTAGAAGATGTAAATCGTTCAGCAGAAGGATTTTCACAAACATGGTATCCGCATTTATATCGTGTAAAGTTAAAACAAATATACGATGGTCAAGAATACAAAGATATATTAGATCTTCCAGCAGAAGAAGGTCAGGATACTTCACTTAGAGATTTGCTTTCTACATATGAAAAAGAAATGCAAATTAACAATGCTGTTGTAAGCGAAGCAACTGAAGAATTACAACAAAGTGGTTATGATACTACTAGTTACTTTACATTAAACACAGACGAAGATGGAGAGACTGAACTAAGTAGTACTACAGATGCTGACGGACATAGAGAAATGGCTCCACCAGATAGACCAGGATACAACGGCTATCTAGTTGGAACAGCATTACCGCCAAATGGCGAAACTGTTTTTGGACACGGCATAAGTTTTCCTAGTGATGCACAAGCAAATGATTATTTTTTAAGAACTGATTTTATGCCTAATAGATTATTTAAATATGTAAACGGCCGCTGGAACAAAGTACAAGATGTACAACGTGCAGACTTATATGGTAGCGATACAACTAATAACCAAAAAGGTTCATTTATTAATAATGATAGTGCAAGTACTACTGTAGCAGGCGAAACATTCAAAGAGAAACAAGGTCTTTCACAAGCACTTAGACCTAAGGCAGATAATTAATGCAACATTTTTACGATAAACAAATACGAAGATATCTTACACAGATGATCCGCATGTTTAGTAACTTTTCATATGCTGACGGAAAGGGTGCTTTAGTAACTGTACCTGTTAGCTACGGAGATCTTACACGCCAAGTTGCAAACATTATTAGAGAAAACAGTGAAAACAAAATGCCTAGTGCTCCACGCATGAGTGTGTATGTTACTGGATTAGAAATGGACACATCACGTTTAAGCGATAGCAGTTATGTTAACAAACTTAATATTAGAGAACGTGCTGTAGATGAAAACGGTGTTGAGTACTTAAAAAAGGAAGGCAAAAACTATACAGTAGAACGTTTAATGCCTACACCTTATAACCTTACAGTTAATGTGGATATTTGGTCAAGTAATACAGATCAAAAATTACAAATTATGGAACAGATATTAATGCTGTTCAATCCAAGTTTAGAAATACAAACTACAGACAACTACATTGACTGGACCAGTTTAAGTGTAGTTAATTTAGAGAATGTAACTTGGAGTTCAAGAACTATTCCGTCAGGTACTGAAAGCGAAATTGATATTGCTTCAATGACATTTAAAACACCTATCTATATTAGTCCTCCAGCTAAAGTTAAAAAGTTAGGTGTTATACAAAATATTATTACAGCAATGTTTAATGATACTGGATTAGAAATTAATATAGACGATAGTGCATATGCACAGAGTATGGTTAAAGACTCTCCAGTAAATGCAGAACAAAAGGCTATACCTAATAAAGTACCTGGCAAACGCGAGTCACTTACTAGCGAAACTACATTAGTTACTACTAGTCATAATAATTATGATCTAATCTTTATGAACGATGGAGTTGGTGGACATTACGCACAGTTACTAGGAAAAGGCTTAGGCGACGAAAGCTGGGTAGGTTACATAAAAGCAATACCACAGTTATTTCAACCAGGTATTACTGAACTACGATTACAACGTTCAAACGGATATGAAATAGTAGGCACAGTTACATTAAATCCCGGCAATGAATCAATACTAAGTGTAAATATTGATGCTGACACATTGCCAGATGACACTGTTATTAATGGTGCAACAGGTATTGACGCTATTATTGATCCTGTAAAAGGAAATCCTCAGTTACTGCCGAATACTAATCCTAGAATACTATTACTAGGAAAT